CAACATTTCCAGTCGCTCCGACATTTCCCTGCGCACCCTGTGCGCCAGTTGGTCCTGCTGGACCTTGAATACCTTGAGTTCCAGTTGCACCAGTAGCACCGCGAATGTTACCGTTTGCAACTCCTGCCGTTGCCGATGTTGCTCTTACAATTCCACCTATCACCGTGCTTACACCCAACATCGTTCTCGTAGCAGTACTAGAGTTAATAACTAAGTCATTAATCCGCATTCCCGCAACTTGCGATATGTTAGTTAGATTACTTGCAGTATTCCACGAATATGTGCTAATTCCTTGCGCTCCAGTTGCACCAACATTTCCAGTCGCTCCGACATTTCCCTGCGCACCCTGTGCGCCAGTTGGTCCTGCTGGACCTTGAATACCTTGAGTTCCAGTTGCACCAGTAGCACCGTCTTCTCCTTTTTCCCCTTGAATGCCTTGTAAACCTCTTTCACCTTGTAGACCACGTTCGCCCTGCTCACCTTTTTCCCCAGTTTCACCTTGAATTCCTTGAATACCCTGAATTCCTTGCGGCCCTTCTGTAAGCGACATTTCATCAATATTTTTCTGCAACGTTTCAAGTTCAGTGTCAAGCCCTCGAACCTCTTTAATTTTGTGTGTATGCGTTTCGATTTCATGAGCTTTATACTCTAATCTCTGCTCCAAGTCCTCCACTTCTGATATTTTGTGTAAATGCTCTTTTTCAGCTGCTTGAATATCATCTACCGTCAAACCGTGAACATTTCCAGTTTCGTCAACGTGTCCAATTAAATCCTCATTCGTAGAATTTAAATTAACATCAATTTCGTTGATAACGTTCGTTAGTTCTTCAACCACTTCTTTCGTTACGTGTAAACCTTTTTCTTCTACGTGAGAATTAAAAGTGTTTAAAGGCGTTAGTTGTGAAATGCTGATTTCTGCATCGCCTTTCAACTCGCTAATTTGAGCGATTAAATCGTCTAGTGTAGAAGTGATTTGTTTGCGTTCTTCTTCGCTTGTATGTAAATTCACATCGCTAATATGATTGTCAAAATCATCTTTGTTTACCAAATTTGCATAGTCTAAATCTCGAGTGATTTCTATTTTTTCACCTTCGATTCCAACATACAATTTACCAGTGTCTAAAACGACCGCAGGTTCACCGTCCGCCAACTCCAAACTATCGAAGTTGGCGCTATTACCCCTTTTGAATAATATTTTTGACATGATTAAATCCCTCCTTTTTTATGTTAAAATGTACCACCGTCACGCTCAAAGGAAGCGTATTCCTCAAAGAATGTACCGCCATCGATTGGAAAACGTTCGAGGATAAATGTAGCTTCGTCAACTCTATTTAACATTTCATATAATTCAAATTCAAAATGATTCATTCTTCTCATGAAATCATTTAAAAAAGTCTCTTGTTCCGCTTTTAAATCTGAATATTGATTTTTAAAATCAATCATTAAATTATTGAAAATAACTTGTTTTTCAGCTTGAGATTCATCAAATATTTGTTCTCTTTGTTCTTGAGCAAGATTAAATAGTTTTTCAAGTCTTTCGAGTAACAAATTACTCTTTTCTTTGAAAATAATTAACGTTTCAAAGAACGATAGCATATCACGTTCACTGAAAAAGTTCGCTGTGGAAACGCCAACAATTACATTCAAGTTAAAATTACTAGTTCGTTCCCCAAATTCATTTTTAATGATGATATCTAACGTGTGACTTCCAGAAATTCGTAAAAAATAATCATTTAGTTTTATCGTTAAGACATTATCATTACTTGTAAAATTCGTAGTTTGCTCTAATAATTTATCACTGTTTCGCAAGCGCATTAACGCACTATAACCGAAAGTGTTTTCCAACTCAAAAGGCAAACTATTTTCAAACAAATTTAATTCCAAACTCGTAGTATCAAATTGTTTGAGCATTATAGGTTCATGTTGTTTTGCAAATAAATCAACGTTAGCTTTAACTACTCTCATCTTCATCACCTCCGATGATTATTTCTAGCGCTTCAACTCGTTTTTGCAAATCGGATATGGCGACATCATGTTCCGTTAAGTGATTTTCATTCTCACTTATAACCCCTAGAAAGCGGGCGTTTGCGCTGCTTACAGTTCTTGCGACATCTCCCAAAATATTGCCAAACTGGTTGTTAATATCCTCTGACAAATTAGTTCGAGTATTCCCCAACGTTAAGTTAGTAACACGATATTTCCCCAAACAACTCACTAAAATTTCACGTTTTACAACTTGACTAATTAGATTTATGTTATATTTTGGGTGATAAACAGTGACAAAATCACCTAAATTGACACTTTCCAACTCGACAAAATCAATGTATTCAACTGTTTGGGATAAGTCGATGAAGTCAATTTCAATGTTTAAACGCACAATGTCCGCTTGAGTTTCCACAAAATAACTTTCGCTTAAACTTAACAATTGCTCGGCAGTTGTAAACTCATTTTCACGCATTTCACTAGAGTAGTCGACTGAAATTACTCTCCCATGTTCGTCATGTAAAGGGCTTACAATGTATCGTTGGGGTATCCTAATTAGTTGCTCTTTTTCGTCAATTGTAATGATTGCATACGGTATCATCATTGTGATTGGGGTTGTTTCGTCTGTAATTTCTAAACCCGCTAAATTCTTTCGATACTGCACAACGACCGTGCTTTGAACTCCTCGTTGTCGATTCAAAGCTATATTGAAATTGTTGTAAATGAATTCACCTCGCCATTTCGATAGAATAGAATATTCCATTCCCTTGAAAGCGTTAATAGGGTTGACAAATTGAAAATGAATGTTATTAGTAGAAGTAAAATCACTGGTTGCAGTGAAACGGTGGGGAAGTACTGCGCTATTTAAAACTGCAGTCATTGCATTTTGACAACTTATGTTAGTTGCTGTAATTACTTCTGTTAAATTATTAAGTAAATCATATGTAATATGCATCGCATGACAATGTTTTGATTTCGCTAAACTATCAAAATTAACAGAATCAATTCTAAACAATTGCATCGGTCTATTATCAACTTTAACTTTAACGATCGCATCTTTGAGAACGTTCTCAAAAAGCATTTTTTCTTGCTCATAATTTTCACCTAAACCAATATACAAACAGGTAAAAGTCAACTCAAACGCACCATTTAATTCTTCAACGACAACTGAATTAACAGTGTTGATAAGTACGCCTAACCCTTGATTATCAAAATTTCTTTCATTACTTTTATACAAAATCATAATCGCCACCACCTCCCGATAACTTCAATTTTTGACACATTCCCAACCCATGAAATTTCATTTTTTCCAACTTTAAAATTTGGATATTCAAGTGTGATTTTCAAGTGATTTTGAGATACTTTTTTGCCATTTTCAACTTTAAAACAATTCATAAATTCACTATCGATAACCACGTAATCATTGACATTGTTGAAAGCAACTGTTAAATTGTTCACAATTAAAGTAATGTTGCCATTCCCAAAAATAGTTATTTGTGGCGCGCTTTCTTGCGTTTCAGGGTTGAAAATCGTGTTGGGTTTGTCAAGAGTAATTACCTCTTGACCAATGCGAGAAAATCGTTGGGGTTTACGAACAAATTCAACGTTTAAACTTCCGTTATCGTACAATTCTTCAAATTCAAATAAATTCAATTCGCTAGTGCAACTTGCTAAATAAAAATAGTGAGGGTCATCGCTTAAAAAGAATTGCGTATATTGAAAGTTAACTTTCAACCAGTTAAAAATCTCACTCGCTTGATTTCTTAAGTTGTCAACACCATCAATAATGAAAAATAATATTGAAAATTCAACGTTTTCATAACGTCCATTATCAAGCATTAAGTCACCGTGCCGACCCTCGACTATCAAGCGTTCCACTTGCCTTTTTGGGGCAGTGTAGGGTGGGCGGTTGGCGATTGCTAAATTAAATTCTGTACTATTGTGACCGTTATAATTTAAACTTAATAAGTCATTATTTGCATACATTTAAACACCTCGCACCCTTCCGACATTTACGAATTTTCGTTGCAGTTGATAGTCAATTTGTGACATAATTGCACCAACAAATGTCTTACTATCAACTGACATTTGCAACCCTTCGATATTCTTTGCAACCGTTTTTCCTAGTTCATCATAATCAATCAACTGCTGATTAGATAAAGCGATTTCCACTTGCTCCCTGATTTTCGATTCTGGCGCAACAATTTCACCTTCGTTTTTGTTATCCCCAATTACTGAAAGCAACGGTTTGTTAGCGCCAATATACCCACCTTGAGCTAGTAGGGGAATTTGGGGAACGGAAATTGTAGGTAACCCCGAAAATGGCGTTAAACCAACAATGGAAATATTTCGAATTGTACTTAACGCTCTGTTGATTGCCGTAAACGGTACGTTGATAACTCTATTAATACCACCAATTAATCCGTTAACAACCGAACGAAACACCCTACTAATACCGTCCTGAATATTCGCGAAAACTGTACCGCCTGCTGAAAACACGTTACGAACACCTTCCCAAGCTCTTTGGAAAGTGTTTCTAAACCAATCAGTTACTACGCTAAAAACGCTTCTAATTCCGTTCCACGCTCCAGTTGCTCCACTTACTAACCTGTTCCACATTCCACTGAAAAAGTTGACAATAGGAGTTATTAGCGTATCATTGAACCAAGTTGCAACGACATTAAACGTGTTGCGAACGCCTTCCCATGCCAGTGTCGCACCAGTCCTTACGCTTTCCCATAATCCTTTGAAAAAACTAGTAACAGGGATGATTATATTTTCATTAAACCAATCAGCTACAATACTGAATATCTCTCTAATGTTATTCCACGCATTACTTGCGAATTCGGTTATATTGTTCCATAGATTTGTAAAAAATTCTCTAAGTGGTTCTACTACGTTATCCCTGAACCACTCGGAAGCAATTCGCCAAACTTCTACGATAATTTCCCAACAACCTCGTGCGAGTACGGCAATTACTTCGAAAACAGAAGCGATGAAATCCCAAATACTTTGAAATAATTCAACGAAGAAATTAAAAAGTGGTGTGAAAAATTCAATGATTGGTTGTACTACATTCTCATTAAACCAATTAGCTACAATACTGAATAATTCTCTAATTCCGTTCCATGCATTGCTTGCGAATTCCTTGACGTTCTCCCACATTTCCTTGAAGAAATTAAGGACTGGTTGAATAACTCTCTCGTTGAACCACTCCGACATTGCGCCGAATATCTCCTTGATTCTACTCCAAGCGTCTTCCGCCCACCGCTTCAAACTTTCCCACAAATTAGCGAAGAATTCTTTGATTTTATCCCAATTTTTGATAATTATAACACCAAGTCCAACAATAGCTGCCACAATAAGCGCAATTGGCGCACTTAATGCTAAGATGGCTTTCTTGATTAAAGCACCTACGACCTTGAATGCTGTTCCAAGTACAGTGACTGAAGTTTTAAACTTGCCCATACCTAACGTAATCTTCCCGACTGCTGTTATTAAGTTACCGACGCCGATTACAAGTTTACCTATCAAGATTAATAGCGGCCCGACAACTGCTATAAGCATACCTGCCTTCACAACTGTTTCTTGCATCTCAGGGCTTAAATCGTTGAACTTTTCAACCAACATCGCCACAATTTCAACAACTCGTTCAATGTAGGGTTGTAGAATTTGATAAATTTCGATACCCAAATCGGCTAACGCTGATTTAATATCATTCATTCGCCCTATTAAATTATCCGTCATTGTATACGCTTTTTTCTGTGCAATCCCTGTCGAATTATCTATCGAATCCGCTAAGTTTTCCCACTCCTCACCGCTGGCTGAAAGTAAAGCATTAACACCCCCTATTTGGGCTTGATTAAAGAGCTTGTTGATAATATCCATACGTTGTTCTTGTGTCATATTATCAAGAATGTAACCCAAGTCTGTGAATATATCGTTCATATTCCGAATGTTACCTTCTGTGTCGAAAACTTGTAACCCGATTTCTTCAATAGCTTTTCTCGCTCGGTCGGTTGGGGCAGTTAGACTTGACATAATACCCCTTAATTGTGTACCACCTTGCGCCCCCTTGAATCCTGCATCTGCAAGAAGTCCAAGTGCAACCGCGGCTTCATCTACACCTCCTCGCATCTGTTGCGCCATACCGCCAGATGCGATGAATGCTTGTCCTAAGCTCTGTACGCTCGCTCCAGATTCGATTGAAGTTTTCGCCATGATGTCAACTAGACGTTCGACTTCACTTGTATCTAGTCCAAGTTGATTCATACTTTCTGTTAATATATTTGTTGCTTGCGATAAATTAAGTCCACCTGATTGCGCCATGTTCAAGACGTGAGGGAGGGCATCAATTGATGTTTCTACGTCCCAACCTGCTTGCGCCATGTAATTTAAAGCGCTTGCTGATTCGTGGGCGCTAAACGCTGTCGTTCTACCCATATGCCTGGCGGCATCTTCTAATCGTTGTAGTGATTCGCCACTTGCTCCAGATGTCGCTTGTAAAACGCTCATCGCTTGTTCAAACGTTGAACCAACAAGCGTGCTAGCGGTCGCAATACCCATTAGTGGAGCGGTTACTTTTTTAGACAATGACGTACCTGCGTCTACCATCTTCTCTCCCGCGTCTGTTACTGTTCTGCTTAAGTCTGCTAGTTTTCCACCTGCTTTTGCAAATTCGTTAGCGGTTTTTGCAGTTTCTAAACGCAAATCAGCTTTAGCCCTTTCAGCATCTTGCAACTTACGCTCTAACGCCTGCACTTCTGCCGAATTTTCCCCATATTCAACTTTAGCAATTTCTAGTTGTTGCGTGAGGTTTCTCGTTAACTCGTCATTCCTAGTCATCTGTTGACCTAGATGGCGCAACTTGTTTTCATGCTGTCCAACAATACTAACCTTCTTACCTGATGCAACTGCGCTTGCTTCTAAGTTTATGCGTTCAATCTCATGTTGACGATTAGCGCTTTCCATTGCGTTAGTTAGTTCGCGTTCTTGACTTGCAAGCTCCGATAATGCTTGTCTTCGTTGCGCTGATGCGCCACCCAAATCATCAAGTTTCTGCCTTGTAATTGCAAGTTGATTGGCGTACGCTTGTTCTTGTTGTTTAGCTGTCAAAAGTGCGTTGTAAGTTTTGCGATATTCCTCTGAATTATTACCCAAAGTAGCCCCAATATGTTCCAATTTTTCGGTTAAAATCGCGACTTGTTGTCCTGAACGTTGATGTTTAGTCTCCAGATGTCCAATCTCATGTTGTAATCGTTCACTTTGAGTAGCAGTTTGACGCATCTCCTCACGTTGTAGACTAAATTCACGGTTTAACGTGGTAACCGAATTCTTAACTTCGGTTACTCTCCTGTTGAAATCCGCAACAATTGCCTTGAACTCTACTGTAGTTTCTGTTCGATTTCTCGCCATTAATTAACACCTCCAAACAACGAATAACAAGCGCTAGCGCCTTCTGCTATGCGTTCAACTTCCCAAGTTGGCGCATGCCAGAACGTATCATTACTGATACCGTACAAAGTAACGTATAACGCATACTTATCAGCAACACATTCAAACTCCAATTTTACTTTTTTCCACTCTTACCTTTAGAACTGCTTCCACTCATCAAACCTTCTACGAATTTATTTTTTTCGTCACCAAACATCGTCTGTAACAGTTCTGCCCACAATTCATACATCTCTGTAATTTCGTAATTAAATTTCGACAAGAAATCTTCGTAATTCATGAATTTTGGATTAGCACCCAAACAAGCAGTGTATACAATTGGTATAATATTATCTAATTCTGGGATATTACTAGACCCTGACATTTTGACCAAATCTTTAATTAAATCTGTTTCAATTAAGCCCAAATTCTTCGCTTTATTTAACGAAAAATTAGTTAAAAAAGCTGGTACGTTAACACTAGATACCAGCTTTTTTTCAAATTTTCCGTCAATTTCAACAATTTCATAATCAGTTAATTTAACCGTTGCTATTTTCGACATTTTCTTTTAGACCTCGCTTTCTATTTTCGACAATTTGGGGTTCTGTATTAGCTTTTAAGATTTTAGTTACATCAAAATCCTCATGTAATTCTGCTTGTAACTCGTCGAAGTTATCAATGTTCGAATACATCTCGTAGTACAACTTACGTCTATCATCAAGCATTACTTTAAGTTCCAATTCTACCTGTGCGATTTCCTCATCTTCACCGTTAACTGTAAATCTTAAACCAGAAGTACTGCTACATTTTCGCCACGCCATTAATTTGGTAACGTTATCAAACTCATCGACAATACTAACTACAAATGTAAATGTTGGTGAGATTGATGATGTACCGTAACTGTAAACACCTTCAACTAAGTTCTCGTTAGTCACGCCGTAAGTCTTCCGTACGACTTCTACGGGTAAATGCCCTCTAAACGTTAGCGTTTGCGTTGTAGGTCGTGATAATTCTTTCATTGTCGCATTATTTAACGACACCCGTTTAGTGATTAGTTCAGTTTCACCTTCAACGCTACCGACCATATCTAATGTATGACTTTCAGCATTCTCAAACTGCATTGACACTTTAGTGATGTTAGTGGCGAAGAATTTTTCAATTTTATTTTCCATTTTTTTAACCCTCCAATAAACTTTTCAATTTGTCTGTTAATTTATCTGTGATTTTCGGTTTAGAAATCTCCATACCTCGCTCCATGAAGCGCTGTTCGAGTGGGTTATTTCGCCCCAAACCCTTATCTGGGAATACAAGATATCCAAAATTACTAGTTAATTTTGAACCCTTACCTCTTGCGATAATCTCAAAACCTAAATTCGCTTTGATTTTCGTATACCATGTCGAAAATTTAGCGTGATTGGTTTTGGATACCGCCGAAACTGGTATCAAATTAGTAATATTATCTACTGTTTCGTCAACACCGAAGTTGTGCAATATTTCATTTAAAGCACTTTCAGCTTTATCGTTAATCCTAGTTACACGTTTAAGTAATTCTCCAATATCATCAGTCAACTCGTATCGAATGCTCATAATTTACGTTTCCTTTTGATTTTTCGAATAACTTCGAAACTTGTAATGTAGACAAAATTATTAGTCTTACTAACCTTAGCGGTATTATAACTGATGTTTTTAACAAATAATTTTAGCGATTCTAAACACTCAATAATTTCGAAAACATCCGTATTTTCATGTTTACTAATTAAGTTAATATATAACGTTTCGTCATATATTACGATGTCCTGCGGTACTATACTGTCTTTAAAATAAAAAAACAAACTCTCATATTTTTTCTCGTTTAAGTTTACATTTTCACTGTAAACTTTAAACCCAAAAACTTCTTCCAATTTACTCTCTATTTCAGTATCAGTTACAATATATTTAGCCATTCTACCACCCTACCTTCTGCAGATAGAGATACATATATTGTTTCTTCTTATCTCTATCAACCTTAATTACATCGTATATTTCACTGTCGATTTGCGCTTGTAAATCAGCATCAAACCTCACGAAATAAGTCTTAACCTTCAAGTCCAATTTCCTGTCGAAAACATTTGTAATTAACGTAAAATCTTGCTCTCTCGCTGACATTAAATTGTAGAATAATTTTTTTTCAATTTCAAAAGCATCTTCAAATTTTCTACCTAAAAAAATCTCACCGTCAATTAAAGCTACGTGGTCAACTTTAATTATCTTCTTCATTTTCGTTAACCTCATTTTCGATAATATCGTTTTTTAAATGCTCAAATTTTAATCGCACTAATGCACTGTTGAAATTGTTTTCAAAATGCTCTAAACTGTAATGTATAACATAACGACAATAATCAAAAAGTAACGCTTTAGCGTTACTTTCTGTTAAAAATTCATTGTCATTAATATCAGCAATTGATTGTAGATAAACCTTTCCACGTCCAATGATGGAAGTAAGACGCTCATCATGATTTCCCCACGTAAATCCTAGATATTCTTTGAGTTCTGTTAATAACTGTTCCATTATTTGTTTTTCGCCTGTTTAACTTGTAAAACGTTATTCACATCAGCGATATCAGTTGTGGGGGCGACTGGCATTAGTGGCTCTAATTCAGAAATATCAAACAATTGGAATGAGGTTTCACGAATTGGTTTACCATTTCCTAAAAACTTAATAATGAATAAGTCCATGTCCTCAATCGCAAGTGTTTCAGTGTACTTGTTGATATCAGTAATACCGCTAACAGCTAGGAAGTAGTCGCGTGGAATCCCGACAATCATTTCACCTTCCTTCATCGCTTCCGATTGTACCACGTCAGCATTAATTGGTAAGACGTTAGTCTTATATTCCCCTGCGGTGTTTAGAATCGTTTGGGAAGGGAAAATCTTGCTCCAGTAATCGTTAGGATGGACTACGAACACTATTCTCCCTCGAATTGGTTTACCATCGGCAATCGGTTTCATGATTATATTCCCAATGGTGTTTGGTGTTAAGTTGTATAGTTTAATCGCATCTTTTCTCGGATAAACGCCATCTTGCATTCCAGTAAGCTTCCGTGTCATACCTATAGGGCATTCATTACCATCACCATCGACAACTGCTTTTTCAAGTGCTACGTTCAAAGCTTCGTGTAATGCCTCGATTACGTAAGTCGCTAACCAGTTAGGGCTAAGTGCCAGAATCGGCTTATGAACAGGCATGAAACCACTTAACTTTTTAGACACGATGTTAATATCTTCAAATCCGCTTTTAGCGATCTCTTTGATTTTATCGGTCAAGTTACCCCAAAAAGCAAGCTCCGTTAAGTCTTTCGCTTTCAGCCATCTCGTAATACCATGCGTATTTCTTGTATCGATTAAACTTAAAAGTGGGTGATTACTTCTTAAATCGTCAAAAATTTCATTAATGATAGTTTCAGGCATTAAGTCTTCAAGACCTTCGAAACCGCCATTTTCAATAACATTGTTGAAATATTTCTTTTCTTCAACTGTCAAAATTTTAATACCGCGATGGGTTAATACCTTATCATCTTGATAATCAGTAATCCCTTGTTGCGCCGCTTGTTCGGCGATATTTTGTACACTTTTTTCTACCGAATCAAGGTATTTGTTAATATTCTCTGCTATTACGTTTTCATCGTCACTGGCAATAGCCACCATAAAGTTTTTTCTAGCATCTGTAATGCTGTTTCTATACTCATCTAAATTTAACATATTCTCATTCTCCTTTTTCGTTCGAATTGTTCAAACTGTTTGCGTATTGTTTGAAAGCGTTTGATATCATAGCTTTATTGTCGCTAGGGTTGTACTTATTCTCATCTGTTTTATTCTTAAGAATACCCTGTACAGCACTATCTTCGCTATTGTTTCCATCATCACTTTCTAGAATTTCATCGCATAAATTTAGTTCAAAACACTCATCAGCTGTAAGCATTGTTTCAGCGTCAAGTAATGCGCTTAAGTCTTCTTCACTGCAGTTAATTCTTGCCTTATAGCTACCTCTTAATGACGCTTCGATTTTTTCCAAATCTTCAGCGACTTTTAGAAAATCGGACTTATTACCCCATGCGATAGTCCACGGATTATGTATCATCATCATGCTATCTGGGTACATATAGATGTTATCCCCCGCCATGGCTATAACACTTCCACCGCTCGCAGCCATACCGTCAATGTAGACATTAATCTTAGCACTATGTCGACTTAAGATGTTCTTAATCGCGATACTCTCGAATACATCACCACCGTTACTTTTTAGATAAACGTTAATTTCGCTCGTTTTTTCCGATAGTTGTGCAAGTTTCTCTCGTACTTTTTCCGAATTAATATCAGCCCACCAACCGCCAATATCACCATACAAATACAAGTCCGCTGTACTATCAGCTTTGTTAAATATTTCAAATCTGTTCATCGTTCTCACCACCTTTTGATTTATTAATAAATTCATAGTTCTTGGTAATAGCATACCAATCAGCCCAATCATAATCAAGTCGTTCTTCATCCAAGTGGAAGCGGTTATCATTGATTGAATGTGTTCCTGTTCTAAACAATACATCAAGTGCTGATGCCTGCTTGTTAACATCAAGATACTTAACCCTTGATAGGCTAATTCTCAACTTACTACCTTTAATATAATCTTCTTGACTGTATAATTTTGCATTAATTTCACTTTCGATTAATTTCGTAATGGGTTTTAACGCAAACGTTAGAAAATTATCAGTTTGCTCACTAATACCTGCTACATCTCCCATCAGTACATTGCGTGGAATGTGAAACGCCATTGCTACGTTTTGTACGAAATCATTTTTCAGCGCAAGAAGGGCAGTACTGTCACTTTTTTCGTTAAAGTCACTCTGACTAACGATTTCTTCTGACCCATCAACGACCATCAATGAATTTTCATTGTCGAAAAAATCTTTATATTTCTTCTTATAATAATTTCTAGTATCTTCAGTAATATCCTTGCTTAGTAGGGCAGGAATCTTTGCTAGTATTTTCAAACCGTTTCTATGACGAAAACCAGTTACCGCCATAGCAATAACCTTAGCAGATGTTTCGTAATAGTTATCAATGATATTTTTTATTTTTTTATCAGATAATCTAAAATGAAAAACATCGCTCGATTTAAAGCGCTTATTCATTTTCAAATTTTGGATTGTTACCCTGTAATTCCGCTCCCTTAAGACTTCGTCTGTGATTGTGAAATCATCGCACAAATAATACATCTGTCCAACCTGCACAACTACCGCCTCATCTTCAAAAATTAACTTCTCAATTACCTTATACCAGAATTCTGTAGCGTTCTGATTGTCATTAGCCTTAATCGCTAACCTGTAATAATTATCACCTTGAAATTTTTCACCTTCCAGAAATGTGAAAAAATCAGTTGATAAAAAACTTCTAGCAATGAAGTCAACAGCTGTATTAATAACTAAATTCTTGAATGCTAATTCCTTTTTACTTTCGACAAAATCCCAATCAAATCCCAACCCGCCGTCTTCCGTAACGATTATTTTTTTCTTACTGAAAAATTTCAATTTTCCTCACCACCTTTAAAAACTAAACGTCCCAACATCATCAGCAGAACGTTGGCTAACTTCGTAATCTTCTAACTCCTCATCACTTAATAGAGCGTGCAAAAAAGCGAAAAAACCATCAGTCTTTCGCTTTACTTTATCGATTTTTTTGTATTCAATGTTTCCGTTTGGTAACTCCTCCTTATACACGTTCCCGACATACCAACGCATCAGGGGGTCGTTAGCGAAGATAATATCTTCACTTGTGAAAAGTTGTTCAACTAAGGGAGCAACTAGACTATGCGTAATCACACCCTTGCGCACTGTTTCAATTTCAATTCCGGCTTCGCTGAACGCATTCTTCAGTACGCTTGCCCGAAACAAGTCCATTTTCACCATTTTGATATGATAATTTTCACCCATCATCACGAACCATTCTACGATCATCTCGGGTTTAATGATTTCGTCATAAACTACCGTAATTAGACCTTGTTCAATCGCTAAATTAATGATTTCGAGATTAATGTTTTGTAATTTTGGCGCTAAATGGTGCATGAATGTATGTTGTATCCAGTAGCGTTTACCACCTTTTCTAAACAGTAATCCGACTGCGCAAAAATCTTTTAATTCAGCATAATCAAGCGCCCCAACGCAAGTCAAACCAGTTAAGTCGACCATTTCTTGATTAGTTTTCAACAGCTTTTCGTATTCAACAACAACTTTGCGACCGCTTGCAATCGGGTAGTTCATGCGTTTAGTCATAAACTCTTGTCGTAAGGCGTAGTTATGTTGCATGTTGCTGTATTCAGTGTTCATTAATTGTAACAACGTGTCGTTGAAACGTAAACTAGGGTTAGCCTTACTCCACATCTGCGGATTGTCAACCTCGTTAGCGTTATCCAATCTACAAATGAACGGGAACAAGTCACTTGTTTCAATTTCACCACTTAGAACTTTTTCGGATTCTTCAAGTAAATCGTCTAACACACCTCCACGAACTTCTCCGTTGGTTGTTGCAAAAAATGTCCTAGGGTCTTCAACTTTCCCCAAACCGGAAGTGAAAACTTTAATCTGCGTGTAATCCTCGTAAGCATGAATTTCGTCAAATATTATCATACCTGACCGCTTACTATCTTTCGTTTTCGCATTCGATGTATTAAATTGAAAATTCGATTTAGTTTTACGATGTTGAATTAGTTCTTTTGTGTAGTAAAAAATCTTCTTCATTTCGTTATCGTCAATAACTTCATATACATCTTTGAAGCTCGTTTTCGCTTGGTCTTCCGAATTAGCAACTAGTTCAATGTCGTAGCGATTAACTCCCAGGTAAGTAGTTAAGGCGAAGAAAGAATTATAACTGATATAACCATTTTTCCCGCCCCCTCTACCCATCATCAATAAGTAGCGACTAAAGACCAGCTTATTATTAGCCTTGTAACGCAATCCAAAAATAAACGCATTACAGAATTTCTGCCAATCATACAACTTATACGGAAAGTACCTTTCTGGTTTATTTACCGAATTTTCAACTGTTTTAACGTCCAAATATATGTTTGGGTCGTTAAGCTTCTTACGCACGAACTTCATCAGCTGTTTCTGCTCTTTACAAGAAGTTATTAGCTCGTTTTCAACTGCTTCCATGTATTCTCGAATGTATTTGTGATAATTAGATGTCTTCAAAGTCTGAAACCTCGCCGACTGGTTTTAAATTAAGCTCTTTCAACAATGACAACATTTGTCGATTGTATTGTGGAATTAAAGGTACATTGTCATTCTTCTTGTAACCACTTTGACCTCCGCCGTTGTCGTAGTGTACAGTCACACCGCGCTTATCTACATCTTTTTGCATTAGATTCAAGATGTCCCACATTTTCATGTAATCCTCAACTAAGTCGCAATAATACTTGTTGTCCGTACCATTCTCTCGCAACTGGTTAAGCATCTCTTCTTTAATTGCGTTTCTACTTTCTATTTTTTTCACATTCTTACCTCCTCATGTGGTTTTTGGGTTTTTTCTCTTCTGCTTAGANCNNTTTCGTTGGCGACCCCCTTGGCAAATTCGAAAATTCTTGACGGGGGGTATTATGTTACCAACGTTCAGGGGCATGGAAGCCGTCCGACTTCTTGAAGTTGCGCTCGTGTACAGCATTGTGACACCTATTACACAAGCTTCGTAGATTTTCAAGTTCTAACGCCAACTCTGCTCTACTTTGCACTTCAACAACATGATGTACACAATCAGCCATTCGCAACTTCCCAACATTCTTACAGTTCTGGCATTCGAAGTTATCACGCTTTAGCGCTTCTGCTCGTTTTCGTTGCCAAACTGCAAGATTATAGAATCTATATATCTTTTTTTCTTTAATCAATTTAGGTATTAAGTCTTTTAACTCCAACTTTGTCATATCTTTTCCTTAAAATCAAAAGTCACTCGCTACATGAACGAATGACTTTTGATACACCTCTACTCATATAGTATACTACATTTTAGTTATCCTGTCTACTCCCATTTACTCCCAATCTTACCATTTTTTCAATTTCATTCAATCCCTCGCCGTGAAGTCTAAATATTGTAGTATTACTTCTATTGAGGTCGGCTATTATATGAGCGAATCCTTTAAAGTGGATATATCGTTTTCTAAGCACTGTCTGTATTAATGGGTCTTTTATTTTTGAAATTAACTTTTCAATCTCTCGCCTTGCTTGAATAGCATCATTGATGCTATCAACAATTGATTGTTCTAAATCAACTAGTTCAATCACGCTATCACTGATAACGCATGATAACTTCCCACCTTGCGTTCGTTGTTTTGATAAGTCAATGACGCCTAAACCATGTGCTTTCGCTCGCAAATCAGATAATTCTTCGATACTATCGTTAATTTGTTCACTCAAAATGAAATAATTTTTTAAAAATTCTTTAGCAGTCATAATTTTAACTCCTTTTTTTTACTTGTAAACCTTTACAAATCTCTCGAAAACTCTTACAAAATCACAGAAAACACTTACTTTCAACCGTTTTCACGCTTTTATCTGCAGCCAAAATTTTATCTGCAGCCGTTCCAAACTACTGATACTGCGCCTTTTCGGGGAAGGGGGCTGCAGATACAGATGACGTTCAACTCCTTATATATAATTAAGTTTTTACTTTTTACTTTTACTTTTCAATTTTATATATTTAAGTAAGAGATTATCTGCAGCCATCTGCAGCCGTTCTTCAAAAGTACCGTTCTTATCGACTAAAGTACGGCTGCAGATAGTGCAAAATCATCTGCAGCCATCTGCAGCCATCTGCAGCCGTTTAGGTCAACAAAAAGCACGTTAAATCCCCATTCCCATGCACTAAACACTCACTTTAAAAATTCATAACTCAAATTTACCAACGTTGATTTATCACCGCTTACACTCATTTTGTAAGCATTCACAATCGATTTGTAACTGTTTACACTCAATTTGTAAGCTTTTACATTCACTTTGTAACCAGTTACAAAATCTAATTTTTCGATTTGTAAGCTTTTACCATCAATTTGTAAGCTTTTACAGTTACTTCGATTTTTTAATTTTTTCAAAAACTCGATACTGCCGACCAGCACTTTTTTTGCTTTTAGTTTCTAAGTTATAGTGCTTACATAACGCTCGACTAAATGTAATTTTTGATAAACATTGGATACCATTATCGCTACAATATAGCGAATAATTAGCATACACGTCCGTTGTCAACTCGTTTTCGACTTTAAACTCACCGCTATCCACTTCTTCGAAAAATCCCAAGATTGGGTTATTAGTGACCTCATATTCTGCGTTGGCTTTTTCTACGCTTTTGGGCATCGTGAATTTATTGGTTTTTAGTAATTTTTCTAAGTGTTGGACTGCTAAAAATATCATATGTTCAATGTTTTCTTTACTTGTTAATTTGTTTTTTATGTTGGGGTCAAAATCTTTGTCATTAACATCAAATTTTGCGTTGAAAGGTAAAAATACAAATCTTCGCATAATTGCATTATTGTCTTTACCTTTTCCCAATCTCGGCATTGAATTAACGCTAAATAATAGCTTTGAAAATGGCTCAAACGTAAAAGGGTCTTGCCCTTTTCGCTCTGCTTTTAATGTTTCCCCAGTGGATATTTTTTTGATAATCGAGGTATTAGCAATGTATTCGTCACTAATGTCATCACCAATATTTGCGAATTTACCATATAATTCTGCCAAAGAAAATTTTTCGTTTAGCTGAAATATATCTAATGCTGAAACGTTGTTTTTACCCAAAATATCCCTAAGAAACGATAAATAAACCGACTTGCCGTTACTGCCGTCACCGACAAAAATAAATGACTTTGATAGCGTGTTACTTCTATACATTGAATATCCCAAGATTTCCAACAAAAGCGTGGTCATTTCATTATCCCCGCATGAAATATTTTTTAAGAAAGTGTCAACGACTTTTGAGCTATCTCGCTGAATATAGTTGTGGGGAATTCGATTAGTAAAGACAAATTCGGGTGAATGTTTTACTAATTTCTTCTTATTTAAGTCATAAACACCGTTGACGAAAGCAATTAAATTCGTTGGACTTTCTTTTGTTTCAACGCTAATTTCAATCATTAAGAAGTTGAAAACTTCATTTCTTTGTCTTTGCGTTAAGTTGCGTATATGCTTTAACATTTCTCTGTCAATGTCATCACGCTTTGAACTATAAACACCATTTTTATAAATGTGCAACTGCCCATTTATTTTTTTTATGTTCGCATTATTTAATAAAAACAGTGCGAAATCATCGTGCTTGAATTTATTCTTGTCAAAAAAATTCTCTTTGTCAATAACAAACGATTCTTCCCTCAAAATAGTTTTTAATTCGCTTTCAATCAACGGCTCATCGAAAATATAATCATTAATTAAAGTAAAACACTCTTTAATTTCACGCTTCGATAAACCTTGATTCAACAACGTCATAATGTAAGGGTATAGGCTTTCATTACGTCCATCGCCTTCACTCATATTGAATAAATCCAAATGAGTTTTGATTGGAAGTAAGAACGCTGGCAACTTTTGAGGCTCTTCGCAATCTCGTATGATTTTTCGGGTTTTACCCGATTTTTTCAAAATTGAATACGAGTTTGTGACACCACTTTTGATGTCAACGCTTATCCCCAACGCAGTCGTAAGTTTATTTCCGTTTTTTTTAATTTTGTCGTTTAAGAAGTAAAAGTGTTTTCCTCTATCGGTATTATATACTCTGCACTGCAGGTTTAAATCGCAGATGATAGAGTATAAAAGTTCACTCTGTTTCTTATCATCGACATCAATTAATACAATGTTTTCGGCTAGTATTCCTGCATATTCATCGTATTTTTTAACTTCGGATAATGTTGGTAAATCCTCTGACGCTACGCCTTTGAAAGACATTATACCCCTTTTATTTTTGGTTGGGATATAAGCCCTAAAGTATTTATTCATTTACCTCACCCCAAACTGCTCAAGTCTCCTTTTTGCCATTTCAATATAGTATTTTTTATCTAATTTTTTTGGTATTTTCTTACCGTTCACATTCCCATTTACAATAAAACAGTTCGGTGGACTGTTCGTTATTTTAGCCCTTGTACCTGTTTTTTTGTGCAATTTTCGCACTCCCAAATCACTTTTATTCTTACTTGCGAATACTCTGATGCATTTTTCTTTTAACTCTACTTCACCGTGGTAAATTGCATCATATTTACCACCGATTTTCGATACTAATTGGAATTCTTTTAACATAGTTTCATTGTTAATGGTGTCCTCGATGTCGATGTTAAGCACCATTTTGTTGATTAGTGCTTTATTGACGATTGGCAAGTCATAATCCAAGTTATGTAGCTGTTTAACGTACCCGCCTTTTGACTTGTAATTACCATCTTTATCGACTAAAACGTAGTTATTCACATCTTTTTGAAAAACTTTTTCAAATTCTTCAAACTCCAATTTCATTCGAGTTCGTTTTTCCCATTCATGACATACATCATCAATCAAATAATAGTCATTATAATCATGTAATTTGATTAAAACTCCGTCCGTGTTCGATTGAATAATTTGGCAATGAGGTTCTAATTTTTCCATTAAATCAACTAGTAATAGTTGACCATGCACGCAAACTTGGTTGGCTTGTAGGGGGTCATATAGAGCGTTATTACTATCTTTCATTGCACCATAGGTTGAATTCAGGACGATTTTTAGCGGTGCTTGTAAAGGGTTTTTTTCTGCTTTGCATTTTAAGCGTTGGGTATAAATTTCTTCGTATTTTTTTGGGTTTTCCACGCTTCTTGATAGTAGATTATACTCTATCATCAACGATGGATAATAACTCACAACATCGATATTAATATAATGACCTTCACCATTATATTTTGGGATTGCTCCGTGGATTCCACCCCAACCCAGAATATGCGGAACTCCTGCGATGTCAATATATAGCTGATTTTTGGCGAAATCACTATCATAATAACTCATGTTTGATGGCTCTTGATACCATCTTTGCACAGATTTGTATTTTTTGAGTTTTATGGTTTTGGGAATGGTTATGTCAAACTCATCATCATACGACTTTCTATGCGCTTGTAGAATATGTGCAGCCATTTGAGGCTTAGTTTTACCTATTAGATTAATTTGAAAAGCGTCCTCATTTGCAAGTTTTATTAAACCTATTTGCGCTTCAAAATCACTTATTCTTTGAAGAAAGACTTCGATTGTTTGTTCAACGTCATGATTACAATATTCAAGTACGTCTTTTATTTCCTCTTCGGTTAATTTTCTATCTAAATTAAAGGGTACTGACGATTCTTTGATATCGTTACCCATAAAGCCCTCTAGTGACTTTAAACCCCTGTCGCCAGTTGTCATTACGTCATAATTATTGACTTTGATTTTACTCATGAACTTAGAAAATTGCCAGCCTGCATTGCCATCTACGATAATCCAGTCACTCATTAGTTTTGGGTCAAAATCGCATAAAATAGCTTTTAAAATGTATTGGTCATAGTGTCTTGAATTGTAACCAATCCATATTTTATTTTTATTTTTTGAATGATAACTTTCAAGTTTTTCACGGTCATTTATTATTTTTGTTGTCGATATTTTTTTATCGTCAACTTCTTTGAACACAACTAACCAATCGTGTTCAAAAACTTCAAAATCATAAAATATTAACATTTTTCCACCTCACATTTTATAAAATTATTAAGATGGGAGTGTTTCCCATCTTAATTTTTATATTATTTAATTATTGAAATTGTAATCTTCTTCAATAATCGTACTACTTCCGAAATCGGTGCAATACTCTGTTAAATATTTCTTACTGTATCCCCCAATTTCATGATACAGTTTGTAAGCTCTGAACTTATCTGCTTCGAGATAAGTTACTGAACTTGCGTAATCAGCTGAAAAAGTATAATGTAGTTCTTGGTCTTCCATGCATTTATTCAAATGCCACTCAAAGTCGCTTGCATGGTAGGTTAAGTTACTCTTAAACTCTTTCATATTGTTACAACCTGAGGTGATATCTTTCAAGTATTTAAGCGCCATCTGTTTAATGTCGAATTCATCAACACTTACACGTTGCCAGTCAATTTTTTCACGTTGTTCTGGAACATCGTGTTCAACTGTTATTGCATACATCGACATCACTCCTTTTCTGTTACAGTTATTTTTCAAAGACTTCTTCGATACTAACCGAAAAGAATTTTTTTGGGTCGTATTGCACTAAGAATTCAAGTTTGTCTTCGATTGCTTCGAAAACGTCTAAAATTGTATCATTAAATTGTGAGTAATTTTCAAAGTCAATGTTGACATCAGTGTCAAAACTCTCTAAAAATCCGATTGCAGATTTTATCATTTGGCCGTCATTTTTTGTACCCATTAACACTTTATTTTCAAAGAGGCGTAAGCCTTTGTGTTCTCCGCTTAAAATCTTGAAGGACACTGACAACATTGGTCTCGGGTTCTCTTTTGTCTCTTTTAACTCCATCGAAACAACTTCTACCTCATATTGACCCTTAGGGATTTCTGGATAATCCCCCGCACTCGTATCTGCGTTTTCAATGTCATTTTTTAAACCTTTCAGGTCTACTTTTTTATCGAATTTTTCCCATATTTTTTTACTCATTTTTAATCATTCCTTTATTTTTTTATTTGTTTTTTTATTTTTGAAACGTCTACAGTTACTCTTACGTATTTACTGTTGACATATCCGCTTATCGTCACTTGTTGGGAGTGTTTACAATCTCTCAACACTCTCTTTTTTTCAAATTCAGTAACGATTATAGTTACTAAATTTAAATATCTATCTTCGTATACAATGTTATTCATCAGTCCTACTTCTCCGTTTGCGTCTTGGTTTTTCCTCTACTTCTTCCTCGTCTTCTTCGTCTTCTCCATCATCTTCATCTTCTCCATTGCCTTCAACTTCTCTTTCCATTTTTCGGCTCTTTTCTTCTTTCTCTTGCTCATCTTCAACGCTTTTTCGTTTTCGTTTTTTTCGGATAGGTTTCGATTCTTCAACTCCTTCATCTTCTTCAAGTTCATCATCTTCGTCTTCTTCGATTTCAACCTTTTTTTCAACTTTAGCTTTTCGCTTTCTTTTTGGTTTTTCTATTGTTTTTTCTTCTTTCTCTTGCTCATCTTCAACTTCGTCTTTTTCTGTTGTTTCGTCCCCAAATAAAGCAATGAATTTTTCATAGTCTTGTGGAATTTCTCCCACTGCCAAGCTTAATCTTCCACCACCGAAAATCACTTCCGAGGTTTTGAAGCTTAGTTTGAAAACGTTGTCTTCTGAAATTGCTCTCGCTGTAATGTCAACCATTCCAGCAATTTTGCTCAAGAATGATTCTCGTAGTTGGGGACGAATTGCTGTTATTTTGTCCCCACCTTTTTTTGTGATGTCACGTGAACGGTCTTCATGCGAGATGATTATAATGTTGTCGTAGTCTAAATTTACAAATCTACGCATTACTTGCAGGAATTCGGTTTGAACTAAGTCCCAACCCTTGCCTATTCCCTCCTCGCTTTCGTGCGTGATTCCTTCACGCTCAAAAATGAATGTTCGGCAGTGCTGGAAAAGGTCACTAAGATGGTCACAAATAATCGTTTGAAAATCGTTTTCTTTCAATTCGAGAACTGTAATAGCTTCTTTAAACAATTCCCATGCGAGCGTTTTATTCACTACTCGCCCTTGTTTTTCCGACTTGTCCACAAGAGAAATATGTGGTGGTACAGTGCTTGCATCGTAGGTAATTAATCGTTCAATATTCCCATCGGTTGTTAAAAATAAATGATTTGGGAATTGGCTTGCAAACGTGGTTTTTCCCGAATACGGTTCACCGTATAACCATAGTTTCTTTTTATTTTTTGTACTTTTTGTCACTTCATTTTTTGGTAAACTTAACATAACGTCATCTCCAGTTTCGCAATAGGTTTGATACTCACACCAATTGCATAATTTTGTTTTATTTTTTTTAAAATTAGTTGTTTCTTTTATTTTTTTCATGTCGTTTAAAAAATAAATAGGTTTACGATAATCATACTCAATCTTCATCAAGTATGGTTGTTCGCTTTTTTTTAATTCTTGAAAAATTCTAGTATGGTATGTTTCCAGTGTTTCTTTTTTCTTTTTTCTTTTTTCTTTCATTTTTGGAATAATTAGATAGTACATATTCCTAATTTTGTAACCTTGCAATTCTAAGTAATATTTATAAATATGTAACTGCTTTGATTCTACATATCTATCTGCATTTTTACAATATTTGAAATCATATAAATCATACTCGTTATTATTTTCAGTAGACGCTAGATAATCGACATAACCCACAAAACTATCAGTTTCAATTTTGAGTTCGTGAATACCATTTTCGGGTAAGATTTCAAGAGCTTTTTTAATAAAATATTCTAATTTCAAAACTTCCGTGACGTGGTCATTAACATACTGCCAGTAGTCCCCATTTTTTTTAAAAAACGGTGTGTCGTTAATGATTGGGTAACTATTGTAATACTCCTTAACTGCTGTTCTTACGCCTTTTTCGATACCTGTATGCACTGCTAAACCAAGGATTAGCGGGCAATCGGCTTCTGGTGTACGAATAATTCGTAACTTATCAACGTAATGTAATTTGAATTTGTAAGCGCACTGATTGAAGGTTTCAACTCTTGAATGACTAAAATATTCGTATGTGGGATTTTTATTTTTCTTATCCATATTTCAACCTCCTTATTATTATTTTTATTTCATTTAAATCTTTTGGACGAACAACTTCTGCAACCCCGCCCGAATATTGAATCGCATTAATGTTGTAGTTTTGTAAATCGGACACTTTTCCGCTTTTTGACTTCGTTTCAATAGCCAGAAAGTGACCGTTTACACAAGCTAGAATGTCTGGTATACCGCTTCTTTGCATTCCTCCCCCCCACGTTTTTAAGTACCAGCATTCTTCATCACGGAGGAACTTTTTTATTTGGTTTTCAAGTTGTTTTTCAGTCAATATTTAACCCTCCTTAAATAAGTCATTTGTTAAATTTTCTCTTGTTTTTAAGTTTGATAAAACTTCATCTTCGATTGAATTTTTACAATGAAGAATGTAGTAAAGACAAGGTTTTTCTTGTCCGATACGATGAATTCTTTTCATCGATTGCATGAACAGTTCACTACTTTCCGTCAGCGTAAAATATATTATTTTAGTTGCTTTTTGGAAATTTCCGCCCATTGCACCCGCTTTATATTGAATTAGTGTTATCGAATTACTGTAATTTCTATAATTTTTCAACGTTTTTTCATCGCCATTTAACTTTGAAATCGGTCTGTTCAGTTGTTTACAAATTTCTTCTAAAGCTTTCAGTTCAGCTTTGAAATTGTAAAACACAACGAACCTTTCATTGCTACTTTCAAGCAAATCTTTGAATGCGGTTAACTTATTGGGGTTAAAGTGTCCGCACAACATTCGTGAATACAATCTGAATGAGAATTCAGTATCCCCAACAAGTTCATTTTTTCCGATTACAAGATATTTTTTCTTTTTAAATTTCTCATATTCAGATGTCTTTTTAACGTTGATTTTTATAAACTTTTGTTTAGGTAAGTCGTGAACGTCTTCTGTTTTAAGAAACACTGCTCCATATTCACGCAATTTGTTTTTCAACCTTTCAACGTTTTTGTATGGGTTTTCTTTGTCAACAACGAACACGTGTTTACCTTCTAATTTCAGCTGATTAACGTAACTTTTCTCGAAAGCTTTTCGGGAAATTTCCCACCCCAACAATTTCCCTTGTGACCATAGATTCTCATATTTTCCACTTGTGGGTGTACCAGATAGGAGTATGACGCTATGGCTTTTCAACTTTAAAATTGCTTTACTGCGTTTTGATTTGTGGTTTTGGATTAGACTGCTTTCGTCGAGACAAAGAGTAAAATTTTCTAGTTTTAATAGGGCGGGTCTGCGAAAAATTAACTCGTAGTTTATAATACCTAGAATGTATTTTTCAACTGTTAATTTTGATTTTTCAATAAATTCATTCAACTTTTTTTGATTTGTCAAGTTAAATATTTCAAATTCATAATATTTATTAAAATGTTCTGCCCAGTCATCAATTTTAGACTTTTGACAAATCAATAAATTAACGTCGTTGTCAAAATCAAACATTTTTTCCGAACCCATGAAAGTTTTACCAAGTCCCATGTCGAAATAATAAGCGACTTTTTTAAATTTTCGTGTATCTTCAAGAGCTTGTTTCTGAAAATCAAATAATTTCATCGTCTGAATCCTCTTCTAGTTCAATCACTTCCCAACCTCCACGCGGTCGACTAACATATGTACATAATGTAGCTACTTTTAACCCGCTGCTTTTTGATAACTCTTTAATATTTCCGACCGTAACTAAACTACCATGTTTGTATAACGCATATTCTTTGAGCTTAATTCCCCCTAACCTTGCACGCCATGCGTAATATTCCTTAGCGCTACTCATTAAGTTAGTAACTCAAGATTTACCCCGCAACTCGGGCAAAAACACAACTTTAATTTTTGACTTGATTTTTTGGGAGTTTCATGTTCATCTAACATTAGCGAACTTGCGTTCACGTTTAAAACGTCCGCCATTTTTTTTATTTTTTCATGTACTGGTTGGGAGTGACCTTGCAAGTATTTACTAATCTGATGTTTAGAAATACCAGCTCTAATCGCCAACTCTTGTTGACGAATATTTTTAACTTTCATCAACGACTTCAACTTTTCTTTATCGAGCATTATTCTTCAACCCCCTTATAATACTTCTTGCAAACGCTTCACAAACGAATGTGAGAATTTTTCTTGAACTACTAAACCTTCCGATTCAAAAATTTCTCGGGGTGTCACAGTAGGATTAAGTATAAATCCCATCACAACATTTGATTCAGGGCTATAAATTACGACATTTGCACTTGCAATTGCACGATTATCTAAGTTAAATTGATAATCAACATATAGCGTATGTCCTCGTAATTCATTGTTTAAAATGTTTGTTAAATTGTGAGTTACGTTAATGACCTGCTCTCTAATTGTTAACATTATTTTTCCATCTCCTTATAAGATTTTTTATTTTTCTGTTTCTGCGTCCACGACCGTCAATGTATCCGATTGCTTTCACTAGTGGACGCCATTCGAAGTTAAGCGACACATATATCAATGCGCCCATAGCGACAATCCAATTATTAATAATTGCCGCTGTGACAACTACTTCCCAACTCTAACAGCTTCACTTCTAGTTGACCTTTTCTTTTCGTGAAAGCGTCTTCAAGAAAAATTGTGTTAATTTCTAGTTTTAGGCAACCTGTTTTTGTGATTTTCCAACTTTCAACAATCTGCGACAAGTGATTATTTAAAAATTTTTCATCTAATCGTTTAAGATTGCTAATAAAGACTATATTTTCGTCTCCCAAGTCCCACTGTTGCACGAAAGCGTATACTGTTTTATAAATTCTCTCCATCTCTCCCATAATTCTTTATTCTCCTTCTTTTTTTATTTTTACGACATTGGCACATTTGGTCGCACCGTTATCGCTTGTCAAATCACATTGAACGTGTAGCACGTCCCCACGCTTGTATCTCTTTGCTGCTTGAACGTATTCCCCCGACACCTTCAAGCGGTAAAAATCAATTAAATCGACTGTTTCGGTTGGTCTATCTGTAACTAATACTAATGTTACATTTTCACTTGCGAACGGTGATTTCCCAACCTTAACTATGTCTGGCGCTCTGCTTAGAATTCCTGTAACTTGCATTTTTTTCACCTCAATTTATTTTTTTATTTTTTATTTTTTTCGATAGAGGTCATTATTACTTCAAACGTTAGCGCAAGTATGACCGTTATTAATAATACTACACCAATCAACGACAATTCCATGACCCCCAAAGTTATCATCGTTTCGGCTTCTTCAATTGCTTCCACATACGTCATTTTTTACATCTCCTAAATTGATACTTTAATCCCATCTAATTTATCAACTGTTTTTTCGATTTGCGCTCTGACGTGTTCGTCACATCTTGATTCTGATATGTTAGCGCAGATTTGACTATAACCAATTCTAGAGCCTCCCAGAACCATCTCACGATGAATGTCGGTCGTTCGAATACCGATGTCCAACATTCTTCTTTTTATCTCTAGTCCCCAATTTTTTTCATGCTCGCCTTTGTTTCGATGTTTCATATTTTTTTCACCTCGCTTTTTTCACATTACTTTTACCAAATTCCCAATTTACTCCTTTCAAATTTATTTTTGATTGTAACAACCCCCTTTTAGCACAAAATCCTAGTTGACATATTTTTTAAAAATATGGTATAATGGCAACATCGCTAAATGTGTGACTTATACGCATGATTTTATAAACTATTATTTTGCGTCAGTCATAAACCTAATTTGTGAAAAATATCTGTAAATACAGGTACATTTTTTGGTGCGTTTAAGTTTATGTTTATTATTATAATTGATTAATTAAGTAAAGTCAACCTAAAAACTGAAATTATTTTTAATTAATTAAGTAAAAATGTGGAATGAGGTAAACTAATGAATCACAACGAAATAGTATATAATATAGAAAGAGTAATTAAAGAAAAAGGACACACTATTAACTACGCTCTAGTTAATAGTGGAGCGGGTAGTAATTTAATTGGAAACATGAAGAAAGCGAAACCACAAACACCTTCGGTCGACAAAATAATGGCTTTAGCTAGCTTTTTAAACGTTTCAATGGATTATTTGATGGGATTAACTACAAATGTCGAACCCCAACAAACAGTACTATCAGATGAGCATAAAGGACTAGTAAGCGATTACGACAAACTAGACTGGAAAGGTAAAAGAACGGTAATAAGTACGCTTCAAAATGAACTAGATAGAATGGAAGGTTTGCAAACAAGCAGAACGACTAGCGGAATTGCTTAATAAAATCAAAACTGGCATTGCAACCAGTCAAGACTGGAAAGAAGCAAATGTAATAAGAACGCAAAAAAAGACATGAAAATTAACTTTCATGTCTTTCATTAGTCTAAAAATATCACTAATAGCGCTTTTATTGGTCTAAAAGTAATTTTCACTATGGACAGATGTACACAATTGTTGTATAATAGACGTAGAGTTTTTAACAGATTTGAATAGACCCTAAAGTTTCACCCATAAAACGTTACTTCAAAAAGGGGGTAGATAATTCTGGAAATTTACACTTTAATTGAATTCATTAATCTCATAAAACACTTGATACTTGGTCGCAACAAGCGAACTGCATCAATAGAACTCGAACTCAAAATAAAAGGAGAAATTAACAAGAAGTAAGAAGTAAATGAGGTCGTTCAAATCTAAATAACTCTAGGCAACGTGTTCACAGCACGTTGTTTTTTGTTTTGTTACTAACAATAGTATAGCACACTAGTTGTCGTTCTACAAGTGAAAAATAACTAAAAAGCGTTTTTTTTACGTCAAAACGACGCTTTTTACCCATGTTAGCGCTTATAAGTTGCTTTTTCAGTTGTCACGAACGACAACTTATAAGCGCTTTAGAAGCAACTTTTTTAACAGTTATAATGATTTACTACACAAGTTGACTGAATACTTATAATGTTTATGTTACCGCTACTAGATTATCTGGAAAACGTCACAACTTGATAAGTAATCAAAAAATTTCTTATAGTGCTTCTAGTAGCGCAACATATATTATTATAACATATATTTTTAAATATTGCAAGAAAAACTTCACTAATTAATCAAAAACACTTGACTTTACTTAATCAATGAAGTATAATAGTAAACATAAACATAAACATAAACAAAAAAGGAAGTGTTTGAATTGAAAGATAACTTTCAAAATGAAGCGAGTTTGCAAAGTGTTATTGCTAAACTCGAAAACTTATTTGATAAATTTAATGAAAAATTCTTCAAGAGTAAATTACAGAAGGTAGTGATATCCGTGTCACCCGACAATGGCAATAATGCGCATGGTTGGTTTACGCTAGGGAAGATGTGGAAAGGTGAAAATGAATATCATGAGATTAATATAGTCGCAGAAAGCCTAAATCGCCCATTTCTTGAAGTTTGCGCTACATTATTACACGAAATGGTACATCTTAACAATAATCAAAAAGATTTAAAAGATACGTCAAGAGGTTTAACATATCATAATAAGGTATTTAAAACAGAAGCTGAAAAAGCAGGGTTAATAATCGAACATAGTAAGCGCTATGGTTGGTCAATAACTTCACTTCATCCAACGACCGAAGAATTTATATTGAAAAATTTTGGCGAAGAAAATCAATTTAAAATTTACAGAAAAAAATTTGAAAAAGAAAAAAAAGCAAAATCTAAACAATCGAGCAGGAAGTACGTGTGTTTGAAATGTAAAACAACAATTAGAGCAACGAAAAAAGTTAATGTCACTTGTACTGATTGCGATGAAATTTTTGAAGAGGTGATTTAAAAAAATAAAAAACTCTATAATTAGAGTTTTAATAATTCTCGCTTCTTACTGTCAAATTCTTCTTGTGTTAGTATACCTTCATCTAACAAGTTCTTGTATTCCCTTAATTGTCCAATATGGGAATCAAGAAGATTACTTGTTGCGTTACTGTTATCATCACTAGTGCTATTTTCTAAAATAGATAATATTTCTTCTGCTAATTTTTTAGAATCGTTGTATATTATACCACCCTTCTTCGTTTCAACTCCCAATAATTCAAACGAAAGTAAAGGGTTATCCAAATCATTAACTCTTAAGTGTAATATCATGTTTTTACAAACAGTTTTCATTTTACTTTTTCCAGATGAACCGACAATAGCGCCGCCTATCCCAAATAACAAAGCGCCGGCTAGAGCTTTACCAGCGCTCCCTTCCAGCACTGTATTACCATCTTCTTGCAGTTCAAAAGATAGAATTTTATCAAAATCTAATACTGTAAAAATTTTATCAAAATTCACATAAGTTAAGCAAGCTAGTTTCTTGTTATTAGTATCAACTGCTATGTATTGTTTTCGACTAATTAAAGTTGTAGTTTTAATTTTAATAACTCTATCAGCTTCAAATGCGACTTCTTCAAGTCTTTCTTCAAAAGTTTTAGCTTTTAAATTCTTCATTTCTTCTTTTAAATCTTCTCTCGCTTTCTTAGACCTTTCAGCGTCTTTTTTAATCCAATCTTTAATTTTTCCCATATATTTCCAACCTTTCGATTTATATTATATATCAAAAACCGCAAAAAAACAACAAAAAGAGGTGAAAAAGTTGAAAAATCCAAATGGCTACGGTAGTGTTGTAAAACTATCTGGTAAAAGGCGAAAGCCCTTCGCAGTTCGGAAAACAGTTGGTTTTAACCAAAAAGGTCACCCTATATACAATGTAATTGGTTACGCTTCCACACGTGAAGAAGGTTTAATTTTACTAGCAAAATATAATGGGAATCCGTGGGACGTCGATGCAGTCAAAATCACATTTGAAGAACTGTTTGAATTGTGGAAAGAGAAAAAATCCCACAAATTAAGTAGCTCAAATCAAGGTAGTTTAAAAGCGGGTTATCGACACTGTTTTAAAATTCACAAGATGAAATACAAAGACATTAAGTCTTATCATATGCAAGAGTGTATTGATAAGTGCGGAAAAAGCCCTTCCACGGAAGCAATAATTCGAAACTTATTGAAACATCTTGATGCATTTGCATTTGAAATAGATGTCATTAATAAATGTTATTCTTCTTTACTAATAATAAACCCCCAAAACGAAAGTGAAAAGCGTCCATTTTCACCCCAAAATATTGGGGAATTTTGGGGCTTATATAAGGAAGGTGTTTTTTGGGTAGATGTCGTTCTAATTTTCTGCTATACAGGTTTTCGAATTTCTGAACTGTTAAACTTAACGATTGAAAATGTAAATTTAACGGATAATACGTTGAAAGGCGGGACTAAAACGAACGCAGGGAAAAATAGAATAATCCCAATTCACTCTAAAATCCACCCAATAATTGAAAAATTGATAGAAAAGAACAAAACGCACCTCATCGAAATTGGCAATAAGCAAGTGACTACAAACACTTGCCGAAACGAATTTTACAAAGTAATGAATTTGCTAAATATAGAGTACACGCCCCACGAATGTCGACATACTTTCAGAACATTTTTGGACGCAAAAGGTGCTAACAAGCGTTGCATAGATTTGTTGATGGGTCATAAGTCTAAAGATGTCGGGGAACGTGTCTACACTCACAAAACAATCGAGGAACTCAAAGAAACAATAGAGTTACTCGACTAAAAAATAAAAAATAAAAATATCATAAATATACTTGACTATATAAGATATTTATGATATAATAGTAAGTACAGAAACAGAAGCGGGCTAGACCTTAACGCAGAATCCGCTATAAAAAATCAACTAATCAAAAAAAATCTCATTGTTGCGTATAAAGCTAGATAGACCGACTAGCCCTTGAGAAATGAAATAAAAAAAAATAAAAAAATAAAAATATCATAAATATACTTGACTATATAAGATATTTATGATATAATATAATAGTAGCAACATCTGCTACTTAAAAAT